TGCAAGTCCAACAATGCCACTTTTGTGTTTCCGTATTAACTTGTAGTTTTTGTTTGTGGTGATTACAAAATGGACAATAAAATGCTAATTCGTTACCTTTTAATGTAAGATAACTACCCAACGTATTAGACAACGTGGATATTACGATATTTTTATCAGTTTGCTTCAACACAACTGTAATATACAACAAATATTTGATATTACCAAATATTTACATAAGTATTTACTCAGAAAACCAATAATCTGGGATTTCTTTGTCCGCATACTTAAATCCGTGTTTATCACACCAATCTCCATAAGTTGTTTTGGACTTTTTGTTGATTTTGTTCTTTGAATTAGAAAATACGAATCGTATATCTAAATTTGGGTTTTGTTCTTTTACTAATAAATGTTTTTTTCTATCCGTAAGAACAAATCTACCTTTAGTTTCTACAATAATCCCATTTGGTAACCTAAAATCAGGATTGTAAGTGTGTTCAGAAGCAGGTATAGTATAAGCCACTTTTTCTGATTCATATTGAACCTCAATACCTTTACTTTCGATTTGTTTTGAAACGTTTTCCTCAAGACCTGATTTAAATCCATATTTCTTTGCAACCCATTTAGGGTTGTTCTTTTTTGTAACTTTTTTCTTTGCCATTAAAATTATTTCTTTATTGAATCTGAGTATTTTTTCTCATTTAACTCCCCACCTCTTCCTGTTTTGAATTTTGTCGCAGTTAATACTTGCTCATCTGCTTTTTTCAAATCATTTGTAGTATACGGAGTTTTTGCATTTACTGCCGCATCAAATCCAATTTTATCAACACCTAATGATGATTGTTGTGCTTTGTATGTTTCTAAAATCTTAGACATATTTGTTTATTTACTTATAAATATAAATTATGTGTCAAAACGGATAATAAAGTTTACAGGAATATCCGGTTCTGATTTAATTGGTTGTGGCAATTTTGCAACTGCAACCAATTGACAATCATCATCGTATAATCCAATTGTTGTTATAAATGGTGCCAAAAATGAACCCGTTGAATCCACCGAACCACTCAAATCATAGTGCTCAAATCCACCCGATACCGATGCTTTGTATGTTGATGGTATTCTATAATCAATAGTGCTTCCGTTTTCTAATGTTGATTTTTTACGAATGTATTTAGTACCCGGATTAGTAACAACTTTATAAATTTTATTATCAGAACCTGTTATAAAAGATGTTTCTTTACCAACTTCTACAATAGCAGATGGATTTTGTGATACATTGAATTCATCTTCATTTACTATAAGTAGATATTCGTTTTCGTATATAGTTTGTGTTGATTTATAATCCAATGTATATGTGGATTCGTTAAATGAACTAGTAGTTTCTATTACAATCAAACCTTGATTATAAAATACGTTTCCCTTATAATCTATAATATCTTCTAAAAATGGTATTGATTCAACCTCCAATACATTATTTTTAAAATCAATTTTTATTAAAACTAATGTATATGTTGTTGTTTCATATACTACATTTATAGTATTATTTTCTAAGTTTAATGAATTAATTTGAAATGAACTTATAGTATTTGTTAAATCAATAAATTGAAATACTTCTGTATCAAAATTTACCACATTTAATTCTAAATCAACACCTGGTCCTGTTAAATTTCCAAAACCATCATCTATATAGTTTTTATTATTATAATTTAACGAAACCGATTTTTTCTTAATTCCTTCACCAATGCATTTTTGTGGTAAAGAAATAACTAATGCATTATCACTAATATTTCTTTCTTTTGCTTTGGTTATAATGGTAAATGTATTTGTTTTTATACCAAATCTTTCGATTGGATTATCTTCTCTACCATTATAGAATGTTGCTCTTATTTGACCATATAATGAGTGTTTATTATATGTGGAACCGCTCAAATGTCCTTCCGAAATAGGATACATTTGGGTATCTGCGTAGTTACCACTTTGGGCAATTAAAACAGATGCGGAAGCTGTGGTTTTTGTCCATTCCTTAAAAGCTTTGAATGGTCTTACACTAATATCTGATTTTGGTATTCTTTTTAACATATCAAATATAAATATTCTTTTAATGAAAAACCCCCAAATAAGGGGGCTTTGCATTTTTTAATATATTCTCCGATTAGAAATCTAATTTAACTTTGATTGCAACTTCTTTATCAAATGATTTTTCAATTGGTTTAGAAGTTTTAGCTACTGCTAATAATTCATTTGCATCATCGTATAAACCAATTGTTGTAATGTAAACTCTAGGGTCTCTTTCAAATAATGGTTGAACAAATTGTCCAACTGAACCTGATACAAATGTTGGGTTGTTTGAGAAGTTAAATTCTCTATTGTTTGCTCTTACGAAATAATGAGATGTTGAAACATTTTCAGTTCTTCTTGCTTGGAAATCGGCTCCTTTTTTCAATGCATCAAATAATTTCAATGAACCAGATACCGAACCTGATTGGTGGTATTGACCCGTTGTAGAACCTGCAGCTGCCATTAGATTACCACCAACAGATGCCGATAATGCGTTTGGATTCAATAATATAATACCCATATCAGGATAGAATAATCCAAATCCTGCTCCGTTTGATGCAGTATATGTATTTATTGAAGATGTTAATGCTGAACCAATGTTTAATGAACCACTAGCCAAATAATAAACTCTACCTGCCGTCGTTACATTCTCATCTGTCCCACCACTATCATCAATTAATGTTACCAATCCAACTGAACCTGATAAATTTATTGAGATGTTACCTGGGTCTAATCTTTCTTTGTATCTTGCTCTATTGATGTTGATTGCGTAGAATGATTTCATATCATTGCCAGCATAATCCGTAAAGTATTGGTCTGCAGAATCTAACAATACATTTTTTAATTGATTGTAAATTGCTTTTGTTGAAAGTGTTGATGAATCATCTTGTGTTAAAGTTGGTGCACCTGAGCCAGTAACATCACCATATGCAATTGAGAATTGAACCTCTGCAGTATCAGATGAAGTTACATCGTTGTATACATCTAAGTAGTATTTACCTGTTGTATTATTATTAACTTGTACAGATGAAGTATAAAATTCTGTTAATGAACCAGTATCACCACTCCATATTCCAGAAGTTACGATTTCAGTTCTATTAGTTACTTTATCAATTGTCCCAAATTTTTTATAAATACCATTACTAATTGTAGCGATATCTGAACTGATTTGTTCACCCGTTCCTAAAAATTGGTTTACGATTCTAACTAATTCGTTAGTATCGATTGGAGTGCCTGCTGTATTTGCAGCCGATGCTAAGTAAGTTGATAAATTACTTGCTAAAAGGCTTCCTCTATTGTCTCTTATTAATGCCATAGTTTATATTATTGAACGTAAGTTACTGTTACTGGAATAGTTTGTGAACCACCTGTTTCATTACCATAAACCGTAATTGTTGTTTTGATAGTCGATGTTAAAGATGGATTTGGAATGAATTTGAAAGATAAACCTTTAGCTACAACTGCTGTTGCGGATACATCATCACCAATAAATAATGGTACTGAACCAACATTTGATGTAACACCTTCTCCTATAATATCACCTGCGTTTTTGTTAGATAATACAATTGTATATCCTAAACTTCTATTTCCTGCAGGAGATGTAGTTGGAGATAAAGCAACTTCACCACTTCTTTGATTAACTGCTATGTTAGGAACACCAAATTCAACAACCGGAATTCTAGTTGTATTTTTTGGTAAAGTTACCAACTTATATTTCATTACTTGAGTTTCATCAGGATTAGCTTCCAATACAGGCATATTTTTGATTGCTGCATCATAATATGCAGAACCCAATGGATGTCCTGGTTCGTAAAGTGTGTAATCAATCTCATCATCTGCCAACGCAAATTGAGTAATGTTTAATCCCTGTCCAGCTGCTAATTTTTCTCTACCTTTTTTTGTTAAGATAGCATCAACTGTTAGTTCTGTGTTACTTAAATATCCCATAGTATAATATTAATCTTTGTTTATAAATATATTAATTTTAAAATTCCGTTATTCTACTTCCAAAATTGGTTCAGAAGTATTTCTATTTGTTCTGTTTACAGTTAATGTATTTGGATTAGATACGAATGTTTCGATTGGTGATGAACCATCCAAAGTAGTTGCTGCAGTATTTTTACAACCTTTAAAGAAACTATTTTGTAATCCTCTTGTCAAATCTGTTGTATTTCTATAATGTGTTGGTAAATAACCATTAACCGCTTTAACATCTATAATACTTCCTGTTCCTGCGTTTATAACTTTTGAACCAGAGAAAGGTTGAATATTTAATTTAGTTTCAGTATATGTTTGAATATCTGAAACATACCCACCGCGCGGGTCACCCAATCCGTTTGCCGAAGAGGTTATTGCATATCTGGCTATAATTCTTTCTTTTTCTTCAGTAATTAAATCAATTTTAATTCTTTCTTTTACTCGTCTGTTATCTTTATCAAAATATGTTCTAATCGCATATCCGTTTTGTGCATAAATACCAAAACCAATTGTTTCATATGCAGTTTGACCATATGTTTCAATGCCCAAATTAATTTCTGTTGTTATTGTTGGTTCATCTAACCCAGCATCTATTGTCACACTTTGTTGATAATCTTCTGCAAGAATTAATGTTGTTTCTGCTGTATCTATCAAACTATCATTTTGATAATTTTCTGCAATAATATTATCAATTGAAGCGGTCTGTATTGTTGTTTCGTATTGATTATTTTCACCAATTATATTTTCAGATAAATCGGCATTTATACTTACTTCTTTTTGAAAACTTTCTGCAAGTGTATAAGTTGTATCTTCATAATGAATTGATGTTTCTTTTTGATAATTTTCTACAAGTGGTTCTTTTTGAGCAACCTTACTTCTTTCTAAAATGTGTGGTTCAATTAAGAGACCTGTGGTTGCTTTAACCCTTGCTGGCAACATCTTCTTAATATCTTCAAACATTGATTTCTCATATAGTTTAATTAAGTTAATGTATGCGTAAATATCTCTACCATCAAATCTTTGGAAATAGTATTTTCTTAATTCATCTAATCTTTTATAATTTGATTTTAATCTATCTGATGGGTCTCCTATATAATTATCTAAGTTCAATCCACCTAAAGATTTAGCAATATCAATATTCAACTCTTTTGTAGGAGAGAAGAATAAGCCAACTCTATTTGAATCTGTGGGTGATTGGTCAAATGCTTTCTTAGTTGCTCTACTTTTTACAGATAAATCAACACCAACACTTCCACTTATTTTAGTTCCATCAAATGTATATTGTTCTTCAAATCTAACTTTATTTGTAGAATATCTTGTAGAACCCATATCTGGTATTTCTAATACAACACTTCTATCTATTACTTCAAAGTTATATGGATAAGATATACTTGAACTAAATCCTGTTGCTGATGCACTATACACAGTATATGTGTTTTCTGACTTTATTGCGTCAAAATTTATAGAACCAGTTTCTTCTAAAATATTTCTAGTCAATTGTAATGAACTAGATGGATTTAATTGTATTGATGGATAGTATATGTTTGTATCTACATTTGGTAAATATGTTGTATTGGTTACTCCTAAATTTTTAGGATATTCAAAATCTAATCTAAAATGTAATTCATCAGTTGAACCATATATATCATTACCATTAATCATTTCTGGAAACGAAACGTGTTCATAAAATCTTTGAGTATCTAATTGACTAGACCATAAACGGAATTCATCAACACTACCACTATAATTTCCACCCAATCTAATAGTATTTCCATTATTCCAATTACTTACAACGGATGATGTGATTGATTCTTGAAATATTGTTCTTTCTTTGTTAGATTGACGAACATCTAGTTTTAGTCCTGCAGAACCACTACTTACTGATATACCAAAAAAGTTACCATTAAATATTGGTAATAATGATGATGTTATTGTATTTGAACCACTATAATTAAATACAACTTGTCCAAAATTGGTATTATTAGAACCACTTAAATTTACATTCCACCCACTACCACTTATTAATGTATAATTTGTATTAGATGCCGGTTTAACAAATAATTCAATTGTATTAGGTCTTAAACTTGATGAATTATTTGTAACTCCCCAACCAACTTCGATAGATGCACCCATATTCATTTTAAGAGCAGTCGTAATATTATCATATATCAACTTAGTTTTAGAAGTTTCAGTTACTTCTGGCCCACCAAATTCTAAAATTGAAAGATTTGATGATGGAATACCATAACAACTCAACAAAGCATAGATACCTCTTCTTGTTCCTTTATGTTTTAAAAGATATGGTAAGTTATTTACAATTCTTCTCCATACTTCATATGTTCTCTTTTTAGCAGGATTTTCAAATTTTTTATTTCCTTCGGAATCCATACCAAATACATATTCCCATAATTTAGAATCTGCTGCAAGATTTTTTGCATCCCAATTGAATGATTTTAATACATCAAACAATAATTTATCGGATATACCATCTTTAGATTTATAACCAAGTTTTCTTGTCTTTTCTATTGCTTTTGTGTGGAAGTATATGTTATCAAAATGCTGCCCAACCATTGTAAAGAAAAGTAATAAACTATCATTTTCATCATTATTTCTAATGTATTGTGGTATGTTATTTAATACATAGTTTTCATTTTCAATATCATAATTTTCTGCCAATGTTATTATATTTTCATACCAACTACTAACTTGTGCATTTGTTGATAATAATCTATTTGTACTACTATACGGCCATGTAATAGAAGAACTATTTGATGTTGTATATTTTGATGATGATGTAAATAAGAAATTTTCAAACCCATCAAATCCTTGAATTAATTTTTCTTTTTTATTTTTCTGTCTTTCAGTTTCTTGTTTAGAACTTATTGAATTTAAATAAGCACCACCAGATAATGTATAATCGGTAGATGAACTTATTATTAATTCATCGTATTTTTCTATTAATTGAACTTTATATATAAAATTATCTACTCTCTCTTTTGCTGAACTAAAGTGTACAAAATTATCCCAAGAATAATCGGATGAACCACTTACATAATATTCTATGTTTAATTCATCGGTATTGATTAGTGATGAACTAAGATATGTAGATATTAATTCATTTGAACTTGAAACAGAACCACTCAAAATTAATGTGTCTAAAGATTCGTAGTTTGTAGATTGTCCTTTAACAAAATCAATTTCTATTTCAAAATTAGGTCCTTTTAATGGTGGACATGTTATATCATCTTGCTCACTTAAAACAACCGTTTCAATTAGTGGATTTGATAACAATTTTGTAATCCAAAAAGTTGAATTTGATGTAACACTCGCAGGCAGTGGGTTGTATAATTTTAATATTACCGATTCTACCTTATCTTCGGGTTTAACAAATTCGTTTCCTAATTCATCTATTGATTTTTTAGATAAAGTCCAATCATCCTCTTCCCAACTAGAAATTAATATTTTTTCATCATCTCCGAAATTTGCAAGATGGGTTAAATACTTACTTTCCTTTTCAGGCTCTAAAAAACTTAATTTTTCAATGAATGCATCATAAATAGATTTTTTAATTATATCTTCATCTAATTGTACACTTGACAACAACAATGATGTTTTTATTTCATATTCATTTCCAATTAACTCTACCGCACCACTTCTATTGTATGGTTTTAAAATAAGTGTTGTATTATCACTACCACTCCATTTTGGAAATTTATTAGTTAAATCTTTTAAATTTATTTTAACTTTACCATTTGCTGGTAATGATTTAAATAATTGAATTCTACTTTTATCCTTTAGAATTAAGTCAATATCAACCGAAGAAGCTGCAAATGAATTCCACTCTACATCGTATTCTAAATTTAAATCTGAAAATGATGGAACATCGATAACATTGGGAAATATAATTTGAGTAATTGATGGGAAATCATTTACACTATTAAAATTAACAATAATTTCTGTTTTATTTCCTGTACCATATGCTTCACTATATGGAACTACTATTATCTTTTTACTACCATATATTCCTGCAAAATCTTTTTTAAATGAAAAATCAATAAATCCTTTAGTTGCATCAACTCTTATTTTACTATTTGAGTTTAAATAAAAATCAATAAAATCTGCATTAGATGAATCAAATGGTACATTAACTATTGTATCTAAATCGGAATCTTTTACATTATAATTATATTTTGTATCTGTAATGGATATGGTTGGTTCCGCAGCTAATATTGTTTTTTGCATTACAACCGATACTGCATATCCGCCTGTCAATAATTCGCTAGCTGGTACTGATATAAATTTATCTCCAACTGTCCATTTTGAAATATCTTTTGAATTTTTTTCTGCAATTTGTCTATTTGCAGAAAATATTTTTAAAATTTTGTAATTATTTGGAAGCGTTCCTTCTATATAAATTCGTAAAGTTGAATTTGTAAGATTTGATTTTAATACATTTTTAGCATCGGTATTATAATCTGCCAAACTTATAGTATCGGTATCTATTATAGTATCATCGGAAACTATTTCATATTTCAATTTTAATAAATCACCAACTTCATTTTGAAAATTAGATGCAAATACAATTTCATAATTAACAGAATAATCTGCACTCACCGGTTCACCTATTGTAGTCGTATCTGCAAGTAATGGAACAAATACAACATCACCACCAGCACCCGGTGCTCCATAATCTATTCCTACATTTTCCGTATTATCAATCATTTATTATTTTTTATAAATATTTTTTATCTAATATTTTCTCTTCTTCCTGAACCATCATCGTAAATTATCTCTCTTCCCATTCCTGTTCCAGGATCACGTACTACGGTTCCTCCACCAGAACCACCACCAGAGCCACCACCAGTATTAGGTGGAGTATAACCACATGATAAAGAATTTGTTTCAATCAATTGTTCATAAGAACCACCACTACCATCTGCATATTTTCCATACTGGTCATAACCTTTACATAATGTTGAAAGTAATACTCCCTTTGTAGGATAATTTATTCCCAAATTAGAATCATCAAAAATCGCAACAGAACCCGTCGGTGAATAAACATTTACCTTAGTTTCTGCAAATGTTGAAAACGATTCTAAATTATTTTGTATTTGTTTTTTCAATTCGGTAATAGCAAACTCTTTTGGTAATTGTTTTGTTTCAATATTTCTTCTTTTTAAAGATTTTAAATTAAAATCTACACTACTAAATAAAATAGTTCTTATTTCGGATAACATTTGATTAAAATCGTAGGTATCACAATTTTCAAAACGAATTAAAGATGGTTTGCCGTAGTTAGGTTGTGTAATATCATATCCTTTATTATTTAAATAGTAATCAACGGATATTTTAAAATCCGTAAATATTTTTGTTCTTAAAAAACTAAAATTATTTAAACCAAAATCTTTTTTCAAAATATTTAAAAAATCTTTACCAAACTTTGTTTCTAAAGAAGAATCTATTTTTTCTAAAAAAGTATTTTCAAAAGAATTAATAGTATTTAAAAGAGTGTTTTTACTATATTTAAATTCTGTATTTAAAAGTGTTAAATCTTTAAATTGTTTTTTAGTTTTAGAATTTATATTTTCAAATTTAGTTTTTAAAGGTAATATTCTAATTTCTTCTCTTGATGGGGATATTTCTTCAATCCAAACTCTTTCTAAAGTATCTTCACTGCCAACTTTATATCTTACAAAATTTATATTAACTTTTAAAATACCATTTGTGTAACCAACATCTTTAAGAAGTTTTTCAACATTAATTGCTAATTCTTTTTGTCCACCTTTGTTGGTTATTTCATATAAATAATTTTTAATATCATCGGTTTTTATATATGATATATTATTTCCGGATTTTTGTGGTAATAAATTATTACTTATATCATAAACAGATACTTCCATCACATCATATTTACAACTACCAAAATCTGTTGTTTCTATTTCGTTTTTTGAAACTATAAATAAATCATCTTTTTGTAAAAATTGACCTTCATTGGATGATTTATTGTTTATATCTTCAATATTTGTATATTTTTTAATACTCATAATCTATTTAAATTTAAAAACCATCATACGATTTAGGATGTGCTACTTTTAATTTGGTTTTAAATGTTTTAGTGTCAGAAAAACCATCTGCTCTTGTTACTGTTATATTAAGTGCACCATCGTAAAAAAGAGTTTTATCCCTTTTCTCAATAGCCAATTTGTTCGGAGTATCTATGAAGGTTATTTCTTCAAACGAGCCCGCGGTTATCGTAAATGTTGGCTTTGGTATACTAAACCAAGCTTGAGACACTTCTACATCCAGGCTGAATATAGAACTTGTTTTTGCTTTTGGAAATGATGCAGTTAAAGTAACAGTTACAGGTTCCAAATCATTATTGACCAATCTTAAAATTCTACCATTAACCCATTCTCTTCTATCTTTTCTTGCATTTTCAATTTTATAAGACATTACTGGGTCATTTGCACCTCCCTTTGGTGAGAAGTTTGCACTTACTATTTTATTTATTATAGCTCCACCTTGACTTTGTGCAGTTTGTTCTAAGTCTTTTTGTTGTCTTACTGCACCCAATTGAGATTGTAAACCTTCTATGATTGCATTTAATGAATTTATTTGTTGAATCAATGCCTCAATCTGTGCTTTAAATCCTGTTTTTTGTGATTGTAATGATGCTCTCAAAATACTCTCATCAACTGATTTTTGTAGTGATGTTGAAATTTGATTTGAAAAATCGTTGATAGTATTTGTCATAGTATCTATCTGATTTGCCAATGCATCATTCGTTTGTTCAATACTTAATCTATTATTAATTTCAGTTTGAACTCTTGCTTCTAATGTTATTATTTGAGTTCTTAAATCCGATATTGTTATTGTTAATTTTTGAACTTCTAACCTCAAATCTTCTACAAGTTCAACCTGTTCATTATATAATGGTCTTGGAACCAAATCTAAGTTAGTCGTTGGTATATTTGGTTTTAATTCTATTACTTCAACATCTATCGCTTTTAGTAATTCAACTTCATCATATTTTGGTTTAGTTAGATTTTTAAATATTAACGAAGATGCTGGATTTGATTCTTCGACTACCGTTACTCCAAATTCATTTTTTGTGACAGCAGCGGAACCAGAAACTTTTAAAATATTTTCTAAGGTAATTTTATTTGATTCCTCTAATTTTTCAGCTATTGATTCTAAATTTGTCATTATATAACATCAAATATTAATTTGTCATCAATTATTTTTGAAATACCATCAACTTCAACTTTTAATTTTAATCTATAAGTTCTATTGATTGGATAAGTATTTGTATCTAAATAAAAATAGTTTGATTTAGAATCGCAACTTAATTTAGAATAATCCCCAAATGGAACAATTACTTCGTTTGTTCTATAATCTTCAATTTGATAATATGAAGATGTTGGTAAATATTTTGATTGGTCATATTCAAATGCAGTTACGAAAGATTTTATAGGATAAATATCTCTACCTTTAACTCTTACTTTTGTTTTGGTATTATAAAAGTATTCTTTTTGTAAATTTGTTACTACCACTTTAGAATTCTCTAATACATCCGAATTTATAGAGCCTGTTATTGGTGATAAAGAACCTGTTACAAATATAGAATCATCCCAAACTATTTCTAATTTAGGTTCATATATTGTATTAGTTTCTTTTGAAAAGAATTTTAATAATCCATAATCCAAAGTATCTGATTCACTATTTAAACTATGATGAATTACAAATCCATTATTAGGTAGAGAACCACTTAACCACAAATTTATGATACCAGTTACATCCATTCTAATATCATCTGGTTCATTATTAAATGATTGTGATGCCTCACTGCCCGTATACCAAGTACCACCCTCTGCATTTGCAGAACCTGTTGTTCCTGGTGCAAATACGGCAGTTCCTGCTATTACATTATCTTGCCAAGTATTAACACCATCTCTATAATACCAGCTAACACCATCCGATGTTATGTTATCAAATTTAGTACCAGTACCCATTTCCCAACTTTGAGAAACGGCGTTTGCATGTATCGTATATTCCAAAGGAATTTCTTCAGAATTTGCAGACTTAAGATTTAAGTATGCTTTCCAACCACTACCCGTTTCTAAATTAGATACATTGAACTTAATAAAAGTTCTTGCGATATCTTTTACCCCCCCGTAATAAAGTTTACCTACTTCTAATATCTCATCTCTACCAGCATTCTGGTCAGGTTGTTGTAGATATACACTTGCGTCATATGATGATGTATAAAATTTATGCATTATATTGCTCTCCCTTTAATGTCTTTATTTGGATATTTAACTTCGAATATTGATGGGTCTAAAGATGGATATATAATCTTACCTTTAGTTGCCTGTTCTATATTATATCTATTTGGTGAATAATCTTCGTTATTGTCACTTCTACAAATATTTGATATTTTTACCGAAGGTACACTCATAACACCTTCTACATTTGCTAAAAGTAATTCTATTTCGGAAATGTTAATTGGTTTGTTAAATGTCCAATTATCTATGTGAAAATGTTCTTGTAATTGAGTTAAACATTCTGCAAGAACTTCTCTCTTATTATAATTGGAATATACGTTTATTTCAAAATCTACACCAATATTGACAATAAAACCATCTATAATATTTACGGCATCTGTTAACATTCTGTATTCGCCAATATATGTTTTTAGATTTTCTTTTACTGCTTTATTTAATAAAGATAATTTTTTATTTTGGTTGTAACCCAAAACATACATATTGATTGCAAACGGATTATTAACCTCACCAATTGATGTTTTCTTTTGAGTAAGATATTTAACTAATTCGGTTTGAATTTGTTGTGTTGTTGCTGTTTGTAAAGATTGAACTACATTAACAAATTCTGTAATATTTTGTGGAGATGCTAAAATAGAAGAAGGAGAATTATTATCAATTTCACCATCAGGCGAAACATATACTTTTGTAACACTTCCATATTTTTCTGGCATACTAAGTGCTCTAACAATATAATCTTGCCTAGTCACTGCTCTATTTTGAGAACCGAACATTCCTAATGCATTTTGTCTGATTTCTTCGATTGATTCTGCACCTCTACCACCAATTGCTGCTTCTATGTTTTCAACTTCAACACTTGCTTTAGTTGCATTATATAAAGGTAAATCTTCTACTGCTAATAAATCTTCTACAAATTGTATATTTCTTATTTTTGTTAAATCACCGGTATTAATATTTGATTGTATACCACCACCAACTAAATATTTTATAGTTAATGTTTTATTTTGTGGAACAATACCGAATGTATTTGTTTTTAAAAAATTAGATGGGTCAATTCCTTGATTTAGTCTTTGAACCGAATTTGCTAATCCCAATCCTACATTTTTTGGATTTGGCAAAATTTGACTATCATCCATATTTGTATCACCACTTCCAAATTGTAAATCAATAGTATTATCATTATTTACTTTTATGGAAAATCTTCTTGGAACTTTTTGAAGTTCTAAAATGTATGGAACCGATATTGAATCATTACTCAACTCACCTGTATTACTTTCAGTATTTGGTTGCTCTACAAAAATAGTTTCTTGTGCTAAATACGGAACTTCATACCATTTTGTTCCATCCTCTTCCTCTACTGAGATTATTGAAATAATATTTTCATCAGAAATTGTTTTACTTGGATAATCTACATCAGAATCAAACTGAATCGATGTTGTTTTTTCAGTAGCCGATATTACTTTTACTTTTTTTGTAATTAAATATTTTGTAGGTTGGCCATCTGCCTGTCTTTCTAATACATCTATTTCTCTATCGGTTGGGTTTGAGAAATCAACCATATCAATACTTCTAAATATAATTGAAGAATCGATGGATGATTCTACTTCCATACCTTCTTTTATTTTAAGATAATATGTTTCATCTGGAGCGTTATTGTTACCACTACCACTAAATGGAACTATTTGATAAACATTTAATGTAGTAACTGCTGGTGTTGTAACTTTTGGTTTGTATCCCATAGATTGTGCCAATGCAATCACATTTTTCCTTTCAGTTGCATATGATAACATTGATTCCTTTAATTGTGTATCTTGATAAAAAGATAACATATCACCAATGGCAGCTGCTTGTTCAACAAAGACCATACCAGGTGAAGATTCATTAAAATCAGAATAGGTATTTGGAAAATATGTTTTAGTAAATTCAATAAGATTTTGTTTTAATGTTGCAAAATCTTTTCCTACATAGGATATTCCCTTTTTATCATTTCCCCAATTTTTATCTAAAGGTTTAAGTGCCATTTTTATTAATTATTATTTACAGTTATCTGAACTGATTCTCCTAAGTTTGGGTTTGAAACCAGAGAAAATTTTAATTCTAAATTTATTCTGTTGTTATCAATATCATTATCATCATAATCAAATATGATTTCATCTATATTTAAATATGGTAACCAGTTTGAAACAGCATCTAATACAGCTGTTTCTATTTTATTTTCAATTAGTTCACCATCTAATTGTTCAAATACTACTTTCCAAATATCACATCCGAATGTTGGATTTAAAATTCTTTCACCCTTTTTTGTTAGTATTAAATTTTTTAAGTTATCTTTTGCTTGAGTAAGTGTTGTATAATTTACAGAAAATATTCCAGCTTTATCGGAACTTTTATTTATTCCAATACCAAGAACTTTATAATCATTTTCTGTTAAATCTACTACATTAACTTTACCCAACTCTATTGCCATTACTTAAATCTTTTTACTAATTCTGAATAATCTCTTGTCAATGCTTTTATTGTAGCATCTTGTAACCCATCACCGGTTGATTCAAAGTTTGGTGTATTTTGTGGTATATCATGTATCATTCTATAATCCATAGTTTCCCAATCTTCTTCCACACTCTTTTGAGGTTGTAACATATCTAATACACTACTAACTGCAACTGCACCCTCTTTTCTCTGCTCAGGAGTAAATGGTTGTGTCATGCTTAATACTTCATTTAATATTGGATTTTTTGTATATTCCTTTACTTCTTGTGGTCTTTGTTGTTGAATTGGTTGTTGTTTCCTAATCGGCGTAACTTCTGTCATTTCTCTTAAAGATGGAGTTGATGTTTTCTTTTGAGAGTTTAATGTAACTACACCAGATTTGATAAGCTTGGTTAATTCTTCTTTAACCTGTTGCTTAACTTCGTTTTTAACAACTTCTTTGATTAAAGTTAATAAAATTTCTGATTTCATAATAATTGTTTATATATGTTTTAGTAATAAATATTTGATTTAATAATTTATCCAACATTTGGAATAGTTGGTAATTTTATCTCAACATTTGGTAAAGATGTGGATAGGGATGATAATAAAATAGTGGCAGAGATATTTGGCAATTCTGGTAATTCTGGTAATTCTGGTAATTGTATACTACTCAAATCTATCTGCGGAAATTCTATGGTTGATGGAAAATCAGGAACAGGTGGGCCGTTTTTAACTTGATATCCCGTATAATTTAAAATAGCAGGTGCTGGAGGTGCTCCGGGATATTGCGCCGAAACCATCATATTTCCACCGACTCCTAATAAGTGAATTTGTGCTAAAGATAAAAGTGGGTCAAGTAACATATTTGTTTTTGTACTAAATATAAAACTTGGTGGTGTGAAACTGATAAATGGTGGGTCTGGTATTAAACCTTTTATCTTTTCTTCTGCCAATGCTCTTATTTCTTCTTCCGTTGGTGTTTTTGCTTTTATTTGTTCTTCCAATTCTTCTTTTGTTGGAATATTAGGTATGTCGATTGGGATATCAATATCCGGCACCAATCCATTTGCCGTATCTTTTACGAATTTTTTAATTTCTTCTAAAGTTGGTTTTGGTTTTGGAATCGAATCCAATAGTGCTACAACTGCTTGAACATATTGATATATTGGTTGTAATATAATATCTACAATTGGTGGTATTATTTGATTTTTAATTTCTTCAATTGCTTTTTCCAACAATTTTTCTTTTGCTTCTTCAATTATTTTTTTCCTATCTGGTAATTTTGGAAATTCAAATTTTAATGCTTTTTTTATTTGTTTACCAATCGCTGGTTTTTTCTTTTTAGCTTCCTTTAATTTTTTTATTATTTCAACTGCACCTTTTATTATTGGATTATTTTTTATTTCTGGTGCAACTACTTCTTTATTGATTATTTGTTGAGCAGTTTCATATACAGGAATACTAATCGAAGGTAGTGGTGGGATTGCCGGTAATGTTATCGTTTGTTTTTTTAATTCATCTTCTAAAAGTTTTAAAGCTTCAACTTCTGCTTTATGTGCTGCAGTTGTTGCAGCTAATGATATTGGGTCTGGTCCTATATTTTGTATTGCTCCCGGTGCCGGTGGTGTAGATGGCCATCCTAATGGTTTTATTAGTGGATTGGGTAGTGGAGACATTTCTGCACCTAACCAATATGCATCAAATGCAGATGGGTATATTTCTTGTAATACATTAAAATTACTACCAACACTTTCCGTTCCTTTCTTTAGTGCATTTTTAATAGCATCTGCCATACCTTTAACATTACCATTGATAACATTAACTCCGTATAACAAATCACCACCACTTTTAATTGCTTTATCGTATTCATTTGCATAAAAATCTGCAAACTCATCCGGGTCAGCTTTAAATTGACCTGTAACCATTGCAGTTAAAACATTCAACTTAAAAATTGCCCACATATTACTTACTTAAAAATGTTCTACTAGATTGTATTTTACCTAATCTTTTCTTAATTGATGTAAAAATTGCTGCATTGTGAGGACCAGGTCCAGTAGGACCTACACCTGTTGCAAATACCATTTTATTAATTGCATCTAACATTTCTTCCATCAATGCAATTAACTCACCTGCTAAAACCGCTCTTTGAATATCTTCACCTGCTTTTCCTGTTGTTTTTTTAACTTCTCCTAACCAAATATTACCCACTCCATCTGTTGATAAAACTATATTTTTTTTTGTTTGAAGAATTATATTATTATCGGAATGAATATGTGAATCACCAATCGAATCAACACTAAATTTACCATCTGTAATAATACCCGTATTACCTTTACCAAATATAATAAATTCTTTTGCTTTAGCAGATAAAACTATTCTATCCGAATTTACAAATAATTGGTCACCAATTAATTTATCGGATGATGGGTAATCTTTAAATGCTACTTTTTGTTTTTTAATCGTTTCTTTGAATGGTATTTTAATTTTACCAGAGGTGATATAAACAGATGTTCCATCTTTATTTATATTTTCTTCACCCAATGTTCCAATTGGTTTAGAATCTAATTCAGAATTTTGTTTATTACGAATGAATATACCAGGAGATGAAGTTTTACTATCTTCCGTTAGAAAAAATTCTGAGAATCTAATAGTATTACCAACTCTACCACCAATTATTGTATCACCATTTTTCGGATTTAAAAATTTAATTTTTTCATTTACAATATAACCGCCGGTATTTTCTTTATCTTTTTTTGCATTTGGATTATTTGAACCACCTGTTTCTTTTCTTTGTCTCAAATCCTTTCCACCCGTTGGGTTAATAGAATTATCTACCGGTTCTGCCGCTACTTTTAATCTTACTTTTTCTCTATAATTTGGATACGGAGTTGATGAATATGGTAGGTAATACGTTTCACTTTCTATTTTTAGAATTATAACCGTTTCTCCTTTTATTGGGAATGTAAAATTATTTTTATCAAATGGAAAAGCATAATCTTCTTGAAGAATTTCATTTTCATAAGCATAAGTTATTGCACCATATGTATGAATATCTTCTTGTGTAAAATTTTTATTTTCATTATATATCGGAGTGTTTCCTTTAACTCTTTCGTAAAAAGGAGTATTTGTTGGAAAAACTTCTACAACTCTAGCTAAAAAAGATTGCATTATTTTACTTTTGTTTTAATTTCTTCAATTTCAATTTCAATATCCGTTAACCTTTCTTTATTTTTTGAATCAACTTCATCTACGGCTTCTTCTAATTGAGAAAACAACTGAGCCTTTTCTGTTTCGCTTAACCAACCATCTTCACCAATGCCCTTTGCTTCTGCGGATGCCAATCTTTGTGCAATAGTTGCCATTTTAATAAGATGTTCATCGTTTTTAACCGATACTTCAATAAGGTCTTTTATGATTGGAGCAATAACGGTTGCTTCACCAACATTTTTAATTAGTTTTCTCAACGATTCAATCAATTCAGAAATGTTTTTCTTTTTGTTTTGTTGATTTTCGTATATGTCTTTAAACAGAGATGATAGGTTTTTCCCATCAAATAGTTGAAATTCTGTTGCCATAATTGTATTTTATATACTAATAATTATTTACTTATTAAAAAGTTACCCAATACTAAATAATCCATATCACAATTATGAAATGTCCAAATTGCCTTTTGTGGGTCATTTGTCATTGTGTGGTCTTTTAAGTTAAACGATGTATTCAATAGAATGGGTGTTCCTGTTAGTTTCTCAAACTCCTTTAATAAGTCATAGTAAAGTGGGTTATCCTCTCTTTTAAGTGTCTGTATCCTTGCAGAATTGTCAACATGCGTTACTGACGGAATGTTTACATCCTTTT